ATGCACCGCCGGCTACGCCAGCCGCGGCCACCACTATTGGCACCCATTCAACCAACTGCTCACGATCTTCATTAAGCTGGGCGCTGGGTGATTTTTGAGTTATATCATATATATTCATCTTACCATTCCTTGTCTAGAACAAAGTTGGCGCGGTTAAATTCAAGTCTATCGTTAAATTTAACTGCTCCGCCCTCTTTGCCTATAGCAACATATCCTTCTGGATTAGTAACTTCATAACCGTCTGGGGTCTTTAAGAATGTACCAATACCTTGTATTGTATTTAGTTTAGCTATTACTTTCATTTTAACATCAATAAGTTGGCTATATATATTAATCATACCAAGTAATGTGCTTAAATTATCCCTAATAAAATCATTAGTAGCAGTAACCTCTGCTAGACGCTTGTCATACGCTGGAGTGCCGGCGCCACCTTTAAGTTTAGCCATTTGTTTATCCAGTTTCTCTTTATAGAACACTAGGAAGCCCTTGAGAAATTCGTTTGCGTTGCCAACGCCCTGTCCACCCCTAACTCTTGAGTTCATATATTGATTTAACCACGGACTTAGCTCGCGCTCAGTAATAAACTTGTCAAATGCGCCTTTGTCAATGATTTGAAGGCTTTTAGTAATACTTGCAGTACTTTGCGCAATGTCAGCATTTTCTTGATCAGTTAGTGTTGCACTGCCTGTTACATCCGTGTAATAAGCATCCTCTACCCACACATCACTAGATCCTTGTAAAGACCCAACATCTGCGCCAAAAGTAGCTTGCATATCTGCTACTGTCGTACCTGCATACGTTGTATGGAACACTATGCCTATCTTAGCACTATTAATTTTTTTAGCTAGATCACTATCTGTCGCAACTGCATATGTAATTGTGTTAGGACGGAAACTCAAATAGCTGTCGCCGCCAATTTCAACTTGTTCTGGGGGGCGCAATGGACTAAACAATAAATCGCCTTGTAGTACGCCCTTAATAGGCAATTTTTTAAGATAGCTAAATGCATATCCTAGTATGTCATGCAATGCTGAATCTGCATAGTATTCATCTAGGTCTTTTTTACCCTTGACCATTTTGCTGTCTTTTGCAAATATGCTTTTAGTGCCAACGAAGAACTTACCATCAGCGGGGTCTGTGCCAACGAATACCGCAGGTGCTCCATCCCACTTAACTGTAATTTTTTGTTTTCCGCCGCCCTGGGCTAGCATATCACGCACACCACTTACGTACTGTAGGGCACTGACTACGCCATCGTAGCCCTGATCTAGCACAAGATCTTCTAGATGTGTTAGATGTAAGTTTTTTCCTTCTTTAGCTTCAAATATATCCGTAATTTTCATTTATCATCAGCTCTTTTAATTCCACGAGTAAAACGTGCTGTGTCGCCGGCACGGATACTGTTGATGAGTCGGCGCTCTAATTCGAGAGCAGTCTCACTATCATACTCACGATGAAATCCTTCAAATAACTGGATTGCACTCTTAATAATGTTTTCCCCGGTGCGTTCAATCACATGTTTTCGATCATGAGAATTTTTTACACTAGTTAATTCTTCTAATAGGCTTCTAGTATTTCTTTTCAATTTGTCTATCCAGTCTTATAACTATATTTATTTAAATTTTGCCTAAAAAAGGTCGTAATCATTCACTTTTTAGCCCTGCAAGCATATCTTTTAGTTTACTGCTCTGGACATTAGCTGTAATCTTTCCTACTTCCTCGTCGCCACCGTCAATAATACCTTCTGACTTAGATTTAATTGAATCCATAATCTTTGATCCCGTTGGTTTCTGTTGATAATCATCATCCTCACCTAAGTCTAGGATACGCAAACTCTCTAAGTCAAAGCCTAAATCAACCTTTTGCCCTACACCACTGCTACTACGTGTCTTCATTAACTGTAGTTGATACCGGCCACGCTCACGCATTGCTCTACTTGTAAAGATACCAAATACATTATCAGCTGTATTAATCTTACTAATACCGCCTGAGATATGGCTATGGTCAAACTCAATCTCTTCAACTGCACTGCGGTTTAACTGCGATGCAGTCACAAAGATACAGTCTAGTTCTTTTGCCAAGTTACGTAGTTCTTCGCTTACATACTTGTCCTTAACAAACAAATCACTAGGACTAACCTTTGCGCTAACTGGCATCAACAAATCCAAGTAATCAATTAGCAGGAAGTCTGCTTTCAAGCCTTGTGTTATTTCTAGTTCTTTAAGGAACGCTCTAATGTCATTTACTGTACTCTGTGCTGGCATATATTTGATACGTAAATTACCACTCTTCTTGCCAACCATTTTAACTTTCATCTCAACAGTATCCAAATCTCTGAATACTTCTTTTGTACTCACGTTTGTAAGCATACTATCAATACGCATTGCACTCAAGCCTTCACTAAGCTCCAGTGTTACATAGCAACCACTAAGTCCTGCTGTTACCCAGTTAACTGCTAGATTTTGCATAAACAAACTCTTTCCACTGCCACTGCCGCCTGCGAATATGTTAAGTTCGCCTTTATTCATACCGCCAAACAGTTTACGATCCAATGCAGGCCAACCTGTGCTTACTTGTCCGTTATTGTCTTTGAGTGCCATAAGTCTTGAACGAGGATCTGCGAAATAGTCAGTGCCCATGTCTTTCGTTAAACTAATCTGTACTGCGTCTTTAATTAGTTTTTCAACCGGGTCATAATCGCCTTCCTCTAATAAGTCTGCACTCTTGAGGATCGCACGTTCTAGTTCATTGCGTCTTGTGAATCCTTCAAACTCTTCCATAAACCAATCGTTATGTCCTGCGGCCATATCTGGAATTGGCTTTACTTCTAATCCAGTGGTTGCTAGTAGTTGTTCAGGAGTGGGCATTGTTGTGTGTTCAGTACAATGATCCTGTATAAACACCGCTGCGGCTTTTAAACTACGATCAAAATTCTCTGGATTATAGATGTTTTGTACTCGCACATAATTCTGTGCATCCTGCATCATCATTTCCAGAAACAGTTTCTGGATATTTGGGTCATAATCTTTAGCCAATTTTTTTCCTCATCAGGTTAATTTTTAATCTATTTGTTTGCTTAGTATCAATAATGCTCTTTAGTGTAAACAGCCGTCCGTATCGCATAACTGCGGCGTTAATATCTTTTACATCAGGTTCCCATTCTGGAAAACTAACACTCCAACCATATTCTAGTGCACTGTCTATTAACTTCTGTCCAGCTTTGTCTCTATCAGGTACCAACACAATTTCTCTTCCCACTGTATCAATAATTTGTGCTTGTGTATCGTTGCACCTATTGGTCAATGTTGCAATACCGCCAATGGTCATTGCATCAATAATGCCTTCACATACCACACTAAACTTTCCATTTGCGGCTTGGTGGTCTATACCATATACATAGTTATTCTCATAATTATTAAAGTACTTGGGCTTAGTCTCTGGATCCACAGCCCTTGCAGTTGACCCTATAACACGACCGTGCCATGTGCATGGAATAATTACCCTGTCATACATCCTACCAGGTTTAGTATTAGACCACATCAATTCTTCTACAGGCATACATCTATCAACAGCATAGTCCTGTAACTTTTGCGGGGCTTCGCTCAAAGGAACAGAATCTGCTGGTAATTGCCGTTCAGGGAACTCTATTGTAAACTCTGACTCTAGCTCATCATCTTCTAATACAACAGTCTCTTTGATACGCAAGGCTTCTACGACCACACGCTGTCTTTCGTTATCGTCTACATCCAACCAATCTAGTAATTTACGAAACTTATAACTTATATGTCTTCCGGGTTTCCAGCCAGTCGTGTAGCCGCAGTTAAAACAATGATATGAGATGCCTTCACCATCAGTGATTACACCACCTCTGCCACGCTTGTCCATGCTCTCACCATTATGATGACAACACACCGCATTAAACGATGCCCAGCCCATGGAACTGAGCTTATGCTTGGGCAAGTGATCAAATACTACTTGCTGAATAGAGTTCATATATGTATTATACTGCCTAACTTAGAATTACGCAAGTTAAATATCTAGGGGATTTGGGAATAGTGTTGCAATATTTTTTATAATAGTTTCTTTGCTTCTATCCATTCGCTCATAATGTCAACAAATTTAACATGTCCTGCTTCATTTGGATGACCACCTTCAGCAAAGTAGTTCATATTCAATTCTATTTGCTTTTTTTCAAGATAGTGCTGCATGGTACTGCCATTTAAAAAATATTCATCATATGACTGATGTTCTTTGCTTCCCAATGCACTGAATTGCATTAATGGGGTGCTTCGATGTTTACACATACTATTAACGGAAAACTTAGCATTATTTGATACTACTGTATGATCATCATCCGTAGTATTAACAACCCATTCTTTATAGCTCTGCGAATAGTTAGATCCCACAATAAAGCCATTATGCGTCCATTTATTATTGCTATACCAACTCATACGAGCTGGATCTGTCCAACCCACACAAACAACAACCTCAGGATCATATGGAGTAGTCAACAGATAATTGGCTACTTGTTGTCCTATAGCAAAGTTACTGTTAGCTGGTTGTGAAAAATTGTCAACACTAGAACATTTAAACCTATGGCCTAATAGTCCTAGCCAACACCGGTCTTCTCTATACTTGATATTACTGCGGTAATCATCTAAATCCACGCTTGGAGCATATAGCTCACTACCAAATGTGAAACTACAGCCAAATCCTACAAGTTTCATTTAGGGCCTGTACAATACTTTGTTTAGAGTTCCCGTAGTTGTCGCACGTTTAAACCGCACTGCACTGTATACGCCATTCCAGTTAACCATAACTGGATCACTCTGACTTGTATATGTTTCTGTGCTTATCGTTACGAATTCATTATTTGAAAGTGCACTATGTTGGGGACTTAAACTGCCTTCAACAACTAATGATCCAGTGAATGTGGTACTAAAGTAAACCTGTGCTGTGTGTTGAGCAACATTACGGTTAATATAAGGCTTAAGGTAATTAATGCTACCTGTGTCGCCACCCGCAAAGTCTTCATCTATACTAGCATTAAACGTTGGATACACACCTTCTACGATCTCAAGTATACCGTTCGCGCCATAATTGTCATCACTGTAACCAATTTGTGTATTGCCTTCTCCGTCAGTTATTTTAAAGCTATACGTGTAGTACTTTGCATCAAGACTATACAAATCTGATTCAGTAAGTGAAACTTCACCAATGCCCCTTGGGCCGTCTATAATAGCAACAGTGCGATCAACGTAGGTTGTTGATGTTTCTTGATCTATCATAATAAACTGTACAGTTTTATCAGTGAGGCTTGTCTTTTTCTGATCTCTATTCACGAAATTAATCCTAATTGGATTATCCATTCCACGATATATTTTTATATTTGGTGCGTAAAACATGCTCATAGTGTTGCTTACTCCGGTATCGTTAGTTACTACCTGGTGATTCTGTTTGTATAAGTATGTAGTAATAGATGTCATAATACTATTTATTTAAAAAGCGGATCATATTGGTTGATATAACAGATGACTTAAAAGAAAAGTACCCTTTTCTAAGCCTTGTTGCCTACGGTAATCAAGAGTATGTCGGCGTGATTCAAAATTACGATGACACTGTACTGAGTATATATGATATCAGCCGTTGTAGATCACCCGAAGCCCGGGAACACTTCTTAAACATGGCTGAAGTATGGTGGTGGGAATCAAATAGAGAAATCCCTATAAATCTGTTCTTACGAGGTGACTGGGCTCCATTGCAATTTACGATGGTAAGTCTTAATATTAAAGATTGTGAAATAAAGTTTGGCCCTAGTGTTAGTATAAAGGACCTTAGCAAGCGGCGCAGTAAGCGGCGTAATATCCAATTAGTTAAAAGAGTTAAGTAGACGCCAACAAGTTCATATGTACTACAACTAAGTGTGAATAAGCAATGGCGTGACTTTTACGAAACGTGTATCCTTTAACGTCACGATCCCACACACTAGCATTAATTTCATCCCAAGGTTTATTACGTAGATTGCTCTTACCGGGGCGCATCACAGCAAGAAACATAGCCATACGTGGTATAGTATCAGGCCGCATACTATTAATAGTATTATGATGATTGCCAATATGTGTTATCTTCTCACAATACTCTTTATCTTCCCAAAGTCTAGCCCAATTTGGTTCTTGTGTCATAAGTTCAACTAAATGCACTTCGTCACGTATACTTGAATATATACCAACATTAAGCATGTCTAATTTGAAGTAGCCCATGCCCTCTGCTTGCTTGTGATGCACTGTTGCAAATCCGTCTATTGCTCGAGGAATATCAGTAAAGTATACCCCAGTATTATGTTGTTTGCCAGTTTCTAAACGTGCAGGTGTGTGTGGGATACGGGTTAATACCTGCGCACGATCTGCAAAGTCTATGTCAATGTCTGGTAAATCAATCATTTCCACCGCCAAGTATTGCTACATGATTACGATCCATTTGGTCCAATTCCCCATCTTGGCGCATTTGTGCGCGGATCTTAGTTGCACTTATATTATGTATTTTAGCACCTAAGTCATGGTTTGTAAAGGTATATCCAACGCCTCTGCCATAACTAATATCAACAATATTAGGCACTGAAATAATAATATATTCGTTACCTAATGTGTAACCATGCTCCCGTAAACCGACACTAATACTGCGCACGATTTCCTCAAATTTGAATGGATTGTCTACTTGTGATCGTGTTCTTCCATCACCTGCATCGCCAACAATACCACTTACATCACGTATCATAATTACAACTTGGCCAGTTTCCCCAAGTGCTCGTTTAAATAATGCCGAATGTCCATCATGCCAGGGTTGAAAGCGTCCTAGCATTTGTGACGTGGGTTTTTGATTATCAAACATCATCGTGTGTATTCCTTTGCATCCAGATATTTACTACATTCAATAACTCAGTATGGGTATCTGTGAACCATTC